AACCTGCGCTCGTTCTCCATTGGCGGTCAAGCCTTTGAGCGCGTCAACAAGAGCGACCAAACCCGCGGAGACTACCGCGAAATCCGTCGTATGGAACTCCATGAGGTCACGATTTGCGAGAAGGGTATCAACCCCGAAGCACAATTCCGCATCCTCAAGGAAGACACAGGTGATAACATGACCAACACAATGAGCGAACTGCAAAGCGTCCTTGAACGCTTGTCAAAGAAACTTGACGAGAAAGACGAGGATAAGAAAGACAAAGAGTCCAAAGACAAGGGTCTTGATGACCTTCTTGACACGAAAGACATTGACGATGACGGAAACGAAGAAGAGTCGTTGATGGATGCTCGTGAGGATAAGAAGGAAAAGAAACCTCCCATGATGGAGGACAAAGAGACAGGCATGTATGCGGACGACGAAGACGACGAAGACGACGACGGAGATGACAAAATGAGCAAAGGAAACGATATGATTACGAGCGACTACCTGTTGTGGTTGGAGCAGACCGCGAAGAGCGCAGGTTTTGACCCGCTCGCGGCTCGCGACCACTTCAACAAGGGATACGGACCGGGTGAATCCGGCTACGACCACCGAGGGCAAGGTTCCCTTGAGGGTGCTGGCGAAGACGATTCCGGCAAGCGACCCCAGCCCAACTTTGGCTCCGCGCCATCGGGCAACAAGAATGTCATCAAGGGCGACTACCTCAACGCGAACAATGTTTCGCAATCCGAGATTGAAGCCGCCTACGAGGTGTTCAAAGCCGCGGCCACCGAGCAACAATTCAAGACCGACTTGAACAGCCACTTCACCGACCGCTTCCTCAAAGAGCAAAAGGCCGAGGCTGACGCAATCGCCAAGGCCAACTTTGACGCTCGCGAACCGATGGTTGAGTTGCAGAAGGCTGTTCTCGCGCTCAACGACCGAATCAACAACATTGGGTCGGAGACTTCCACCATGATTGCAAAGTCCGCTGGACGAGCAACCGTTACCATTCCCGAAACTGCTGACCTTGCAAACATGTCGTGGGACGATGTTCACCGACTTGCTGGTAAAGCACTCAAAGGAGGGGAATACTGATGGCACGAAATTATGTAAGAACAGTTCAAGACATGGAGCGTTACTACTACGGTGGGGCTTCTCAAACCGGATACACCTACGGTGCAGGTGACATTTTGAAGGCTGACGCGCCTTTGTTGTCCACCACCGCGGGAACCTATCAAGCAATCTATGGCCGAAAGGTTTGGTCGCAACTCAACCAAGAGTTCAACGCCTTCTCCATTCTACCCAAGAAGCCTTGGGAGCGAAGTGGATGGCGCATCCTCACGGAGCGCGCTTCCTTCGCCAAAGGTGGCGGCATTGCTGAGAACGGCACGCTTCCCGACACCTCCAAGCCGGAGTTCCTCCATGTGGCCGCAAAGCCCAAGACCATCGCGCACACTTTTGACTTGTCCGAAGTGAGCATGTTCCTTTCCGACAAGGACGACGGTATGGGCGATGTGCGCTCCGTGTTGAAGGAAGAAATGGGTAAGCATCACGCTGAACACATCAACCGAATGCTTCTTGAGGATGTCACCACCACCGCAGGCAACGACTTTGAATCGCTTGACCGAATCACTTCCGACCCTGCCGTGATGACCACCACTCAAGCAGGTGTTGACTTGCTCACCGACCACGACATGTATTCCATCACTCGCGATGGTTCCGCCGCTTTCCACAGCGCGGAAGTGGATGTTGGTGGCGACGCTTCAACCGCCGCAACCAACCGCAACTTGTCCCTCAACCAAATGGACGGATTGTTCCAGCAACTTTGGACCCGTGGTGGTAACCCGAAGGTCATGCTGACGGGCTACGACACTTTGATGCGCGTTCAGCAATTGCTCCAATCGCAACAGCGGTTCATGGACTCCAAGCGCGTGACCCCCACCTTCAACGGTGTGAAGGGTGTTCCCGGTCTTGAGGCTGGCTTCATCGTCGCAACCTACAACGGCGTTCCAATGATTCCAAC